AAAGTTTTGGAATGCTAAAAGTGCGTTATTATCTAATACACCTAATTCATCAGAGAAACTATTTGCCCATACAGCTTCATTGGTTAATCCCATGAACCCATTATCAGCAGCATTTACATCAACTATTATTGGCATAAATATGTCAATATCATCATGTGCTTCTCTGTAGGTTATAACATTACTAAACCATTTGTTTGAATATTCGTCATCAAATTCTAGAATACTAAACCATTCAGTTTTAACTTTTGATACACCAAAGTTCATTTGTGATGCAAAATCAGTTTTACCGTTATTTGATACTACTCTAATAATATCTTTAACGCCACCAAAGTCAAAATCCTTAAGTGTTTTTTCAATTTCAGAACCCTTTGGTACTACAACTAGTAGTTCGTCTGGTCTAGTGGTTTGTGTGTTAACACTCTCTAGTGAGTTTTTAAATAAAGTTACATCAGCATCACCGTTTAACTCGTGAACTGGTAATACAACTGTAATATCTGTTTTTTGTATTTTTTTCTTAGCCATAATTTTTAATTTTTATTGTGCAGTTTCAGTTTCAACTATCTGCTTTAAAATGTTATTAAATTCTGTTTTTCTATTATCAATTAAGTCACCCCAAACCTTACCAATATCAGACTTTTGTTTTTCAACAGTGTAAGTATCTTTAGTTTCACTCATACCATTAATTAAGTTAGGTGGTAAATTATCTTCCAACCATACTTTCATATAGGTAGAAATTAATTCTGGAATATTAAGTGTTGTGTTAGTCCATACACCATTATTTTTTATACTAACTTTGTTAAGTTCATCAACATCTTCCATCCATTCTGGAATCATGTTAGGCATCTTACCAATTACTGGTGTATCACATTGGATAGCTTCAAGTGGGAATGTACCAAAGCCAGATGATTCATCTAACCATACAGCTAAACAACTTTTACCTAATTCCTCAGCAAACTTCTCTCTACTTAAACCTTTTAATTCTTTAAATGTTATCCATTTATAAAGTGGGTATTGTAAGTAGAATTGTTTAGCTATCTTAGCTGCTTGACCTTGCTCTCTAGTAACAATTGATATTACTGGTATTTTAGGTTTATCTGAAGGTTTAAAGTAATCTGGAATACCTACACTAGCAACATGAGTTTTAATTGATGGGAAAAGTGTTTTTAAATGATTAGCTTGTTTATTTGAGGTTGTGATAACATCAGAAAAACCATAATCAGTCCATCTTCTTCCAAGTGGTAGTAATTCTAGTAAATATTCGTGACTTTGTGATAAAACAACTTTCTTACATGGGAATTGTTTTACTTGGTCCATAACATTAGCGAATACTTCTGGTATTACAATAAAGTCTTGAGGACCCACATTGAGTTGTTGTGATTCAATAGAAATGTGTGGTAATTCAGCATATTCTTTACCTAGCCAGTCAGCTAGACCCATACCTTCTTGGTCACCATATAATTTATAATCATTTTTTTCATGTAAAATGTGAGCATTATAACCCATTTCATTTAATGTTTTTACATGTTCGTAAATGTTAGCGACACCAGCGGTTGCGTTACCCTTTGTGTCTAATGTAAAAAAGTAAAGCCCGAAGTTTTTATCATCTAATTTTTTTATAACTTCTTCAACTTTCTCTTTTTGTACTTTTGCGTTTTGTACTTCTTCAGCCATTTTTTTTATTTTTTTTTATTATTATTATTCGCTTTCTTTTATTATACCGTATTCTAATAGTGTGTTAAAAGCTATTTTAAATGGTAACGGTGTCCCACCTAAAGCCCTATCAATTCCTAATTCATCATCAATTTCTTCATTATAAGTTAGTAGTACTTCAAAAAACATTCTAATTAAATCATACTTTGGACCATCTATTTCTTTACCCTTAGTATATTGTCTAGTGAGAATATCTTTACCTACTAACTTACCTTCATCATCAAAAATTTCTTTTATTTCTTTTTCTTCTACGTCTTTGTTTTCACCAGCTTTTTCTAAAGATAAAATATCATCCATAGCATTTAAGTCAACTGAATAAAAAATTCCACCAATTTCTAACATATTAATCTTCAATTTCTTCGTAAGTTGTTATTTTAGTATTTAATATTTTTTCTCTTAAAGTTTCATCAGATATGAAATCCTTTAACGAATCTAACTCAAAGTCAGCACTTGAACTTTCATTGTAAGTTGACTTTATTTTAATCGCTAATTTATCCTTTGGTTTGGCTTCTAATGCTTTTGGGTTTGCGGTTATTAATACGTCAACACCATCCCAGTAATCTTCATAATCCATTACAAATCTAATCTTATCTATACGACAAGATAATTTAGATAGAAAGAAGAACGTTGATGGTATACTCTTAACTGCTTCTCTGGAAACTATTTCTACTTCATGTTCTTCATCATCCTTTATGTCCATTAAAAACATATTGAATGCGTTCATGATGTTATCTTCTATCTGGTCAGCATGACCAAATATTTCTAATGCAGCTTCATCATATAGAAACTTGTTCATTTCGTCAATAGAATTAAATTTAAAATGTTTTTCTAAATCAAAACTATTAACTGGGTTTTTTTTAAAATCGATTTCACCAATATACTTTTCGTAGGTGTAACCAAATTGTCCGATAAAATCTCTTAAGACTTCGTTTAAACTTATTGCTATCTTCATATTACCCAAAATAACCATTATAATGGTTAAAGTAAACCTTAAAAGTTAAAATTTCTTTTAAAATAAATTTTTAATTTTCGTAATAACTTATTTTTTTGTTTTGACCCACTTTCTCTAATTATTCTAGGTTTAGGTGGTTTAGGTGGTTTAGGAACATTATTAGTACTAGTTTCATAGTTAAGTAAAATCTTACCAATAATCTTATTTCTAACAATATCATCATTAGTAAATTCAAAGAAACCAATCTCTGATATATTTTTATGTCTATTCATAGCATCATATAACCCACTATCATTTACATTTCTATATTTATCTGATTGGTCTAAATCCCCAGAAAGGACATATTTAGAATGTGAACCTATTCTAGTTAAAAGCGTTTTAACTTGTTCTGGTGACATGTTTTGTACTTCTTCAACAATCACTATGGAATTATCTATTGTCTTTCCTCTAAGGAACCCTAGTGGCTCTACTTTGATTACATCAGCATCCTCTAATTGAACCCTTGCTGGTTTACCCATTATCTTATCAATAATATCTAATGATGATGCAACGTGAGGTTCCATTTTTTCTCTCATATCACCAGGCATATAACCTAATTTTTCCCCAGCTTCAACTGCTGGTTTAACTATTATAAGAGTGTCGTGTTGATTTGTTTTATTTTGTATTAGTTCGATAGCTCTGGCAATTGCAACATATGATTTACCAACACCAGCTGGACCAGCTGAAATCACGATTTCTTTGTCAGTTATTAGGTTTGCAAATTCTTTTTGTTTGTGATTTTTACACTTTAACCTGTGTTTTGTTTTTAAAACTTTATTTATTAAACTTACATCTTTTTCTGTAGGTTCTTCTTTCACTACATTCGTTCTAACTCTTTTTGACATATATTACTTTTTAGCTTCTTTGTTTTTATACTTATTATCTAATTCTTCCATTCTATATTTGTTTAATAAATATTCACCATCTACTATAATGTCAGCTTTGAATTTAATAACATAATACCCATCATATTCAATTATTTTATCAAACCCTGTTACCATGTATTGAAATTGGTGGAAGTCTTTAACACCTACAGTTTTATATGAGGTAAACCCAACACCAGAAATGTTAAGTATATCACTAGACCTTGGATTGTTAATAGCTCTTTTTATTTCAGAAATTAAAAGTCTAGTTTTTCTATCGTATTCATCTGGATATATACTAATATAAAATTCAAGTAGTTTTTTAGTACCATCAATGTTTCTAACATTTAATTTATTAGCATACTTTTCTATTTCAAATTTAGGTCTTAAATCTCTAACGACTTTGACTGGTTTCTCACCTTTTATTGTTGATTGGAATGTATCGTTATCTAATTCAGCTAATGTGGCTTGTATTTCATTACCATCTTCATCTTTTTTAATTGATTCCTTTACATCTTCCAGACTGTACGCATGTAGGTTTGAAAGTTCCATTATATCTTGACTACCTAAAGTTATATTTTTATTATCAACAACTAGTTCAAGTGGGTAATCATCGTATTTATCAGTTTTAATTTTAGCTAATAATACCTTTTGACCAACAGCGTTTGGTTCTTCAATATCTAATACGTGGTATCCATCTTCATCGACACCAAGACTAGATATAATCATTTTATCTGAAGCGTCTAAAACCTTAAGTATTCTCCATCTTAGATTCTTAACTTCTTCAGTTAACTCACCTTGTATTAAAGAATCAGCCAATGTTCCTTGATTGTGTCTTTGGTAGTTACCAGTGTCCGTACCTAAGTCAATAGTTTCTTGACCTAATGCATTCTTTTCAACATTAGCAGTTGCTAACGATAACGCTGTCATTTGTCTTTTAAACCAATTAGTTACTTTCTTCATTATTTTCTGATATTTGGGTAGTTCTTTTCAAACCACTCAACCGTTTCTTTTATCCCCTCTTCTATTGGTGTGAATTTAAAATCTGGTAAATATGATTTTATTTTACTATTATCACTATGTTTTCTATATTGACCATCTGGTTTGTCTGAAAGCCATTTAACTTCACCCTTATAATTCATTTCTTGAATCACTATATCAACAATATCCTTTATCGCAATTTCTTCTGATGTAGAAAGAATTATTGGTTCATCTTCATCATAATTATCCAACACCCATAAGGTTAATTCAGCAACATCCTTAGAATAGATGAATTCTCTAAGTGGTTTCCCAGAACCCCAAACTTCAAAAGGTGTACCATTCTCTCTAGCTAGAAAGCATTTATGTATTAGGCTTGGTAGTACATGACCATTTTCAATATCAAAGTTATCATTAGGACCATAAATGTTTGTGGGGACTACTGATTTATAATTTAATCCATATTGTTCTCTATAAGCTCTAATCTGAATATCCATCATTCTCTTAGCATAAGCATAAGCATCATTAGATGAATGTGGTGGACCCATATGTATTTCTTCAGCCCTAATAGGGTATTCTATATCGTCTGGAAAAATACATGTTGATAAAAACCCCACAAACTTTTCAACACCATATTTTCTACATGCTTCAATAACATTGGTGTTCATCATGATATTATCATAGAAGAATTCCCCCTTAAAATTCATGTTAGCACCAACACCACCAACTTTAGCAGCTGTATGGATAACACTATCTACAGCGTATTCATTTTGCCTTTCCTTGTTAGTGTAGAATTCAATCATGTAATCAGTATCCTTTTGATTTCTTAAATCACATACTTTTGAATTGAACGCTACTAGGTTACCCTTAAATTGTGAACCAACTAATCCACTTTGCCCTGTTACTAAAAGTCTATTTTTCTTCATAATATTCTAACCAGTATTCAACCATTTCATCAAGCATTTCTTCAAAAGTGTATTCTGGATACCAAGATAATTCTTTTCTCATCTTAGATGAATCACCCTTTAGGTCTTCTAATTCTTCTGGTCTGAAATGTTTTGAATCTACTTTAATATAATCCAAATAATTTAAATCTAAAGACTTGAATACATATTGACATAAATCTTGTACTGAATGTGATATACCAGTGGCACAAACATAATCATCTGGTTTATCTGTTTGTAACATCATCCACATAGCTCTGACATAATCTTTAGCGTGTCCCCAATCTCTGGTTGCGGAAAGATTACCAATTGATAATTTATCTTGAAGCCCTAACTTAATTCTAACAGCAGCTTTAACAACCTTATTAGTTACAAAGTTAGTTCCTCGTCTTGGTGATTCATGATTAAATAGGATACCATTCCAAATCTTCATACCATAAGAGTTTCTATAATTCCTTGTGATATTATAAGAGAATACCTTAGCACACCCATAAGGTGATACTGGATTCATTGGTGTTGTTTCTCTTTGGTAACCATCTTCATCTATGTTATTACCGAACATCTCTGAAGATGAGGCTTGATATATTTTAGAATCTGGCGAAACCATTCTAACAGCTTCCAATAAGTTAAGTGTACCAATACCAGTAGCATTTGCTGTATAGATTGGTTGGTCGAAACTTATTCTAACGTGTGATTGTGCCGCAAGATTATAAATCTCGTCTGGTTGTACCTTACTTAGTATTCTAACCAGAGATGCCATATCTGTGAGGTCAGCATATTCTAAATTAATTTGTCCAGATGAACGTAAGTGTTCAATTCTAGTTGATTGTGTTTCTGATACTGAATTCCTTTTAACTGTCCCCCAAACCTCATAATCCTTCTCTAATAAAAACTCGGCAAGGTATGAACCATCTTGACCATTTATTCCAGTTATTAACGCTTTCTTCATTATTTTTTTTTAATATTTATGCTCGTGCCACATGGCAACTTTTTTATCGCATTTAAGTTCTGAAATATTATAACCAAATTTAACTAGCTCATTGGTGAATTTAACTTCACCTTCATAACAAAATTTATAGTACCATGAGTTTGGTGTTGTTTGGACTTCACTGACTAACGATTTAAAGGCCGTTAAGTCATTAAGTTTAATTTTATTTTGCACCTCATTATTTATCGGTTCTTTAGAATAAGGTAAATTACCAATTCTATCATGTAGCTCAGATAATATCTTTTTACTGGTTAGTCCACAAGCACCATCACAATGTTTAATTTTGTGGTTTATAGCGCCAGCTCTCATACAACAAATAAAAGCGTTATCACTATTCTTAAATTGATTTAAGGCCATACTGTAATAATCATCATGAATCATTATTACATTATCTTCAGTAAAAAACCAGTAATCATAATCATTAATAAATACCTCAAATCCTTTGTTGAATGATGCGAAACTACCACCAATACCTTCTTCCCAATCTCTATTATAGATTCTTATTACACCTCTCTTAGTGTGTTTGCCATCAATTGATTTTAGATATTCTCTAGCCTTTTCGTTTCCGAAATCATGGTTAACAATGATTGTGTCCATATCAACTCCAGGGTCTATATCGTATTCATATTTTAATACGTTTTTCTCCCAGAATTCAATAGTCTCATCTACTCCGTTAGGTTTATTTCTCCTTGGACCAAAATAAGTCGCTATGACTTTACAGTTCTTCATTTTTTCTATTTCTATATAAATTTAAATCAACAACTTCAGACGTATCTTTTTTAATTTCAAAACCATAAAAGTCT